CCATCATCAATCGCATGGTGCTGATCTCGATCCCCTGGAGCTTCCACCGGTTCAGATGATGGGCCAGGGCGAAGGCATTGGTCTGGAGCGGATTCATCTGGATCCCTGCTCCCTGCACTACCTGCGGGAAAAAATACCTCGCCAAAGACACGGTTGTGTCGGGCGATTTTTTCGCTGCGGCCCTGCTACTAGCTCTAACTAGAAACCTTGAACCACCAAAAGCCGGGTCGGGTACCCAAGCGCTTCGCGCTAAGCTACCCTCCCACCGCAGGGCGGTGTCGGGTGTTTGGGGATTACCTCCGCACGAGCAGAAGACGACCACGCGAAAGCGGTAGCTCTCGCCGTGGTACTCCCGCTCGATGTAGCCCCCATCTTCCAGGTGCTGAAAGACCTCAGGCCCTGCTCCCGCCCTGTAGTAGAGCTTGTCGACCCCCATCATGACCAGGCCGGTCTTCCGATTCCGGTTCCTGGTGGCCCACTCCAACGTCCCATGCTCCGGTTCTGTTTCTGGGCATGGTGGTACTGTCCCGCGCTCCATCGCGGCTCCTCCCTCTTCGGCCCTGCGTTAGATTCCAGCCCGCCGGCTCCCGCCTGGGGGGTCATGCGGTAACCACGCACTCTGCCGCCTCCGGGGTCGGCTGTCAACCCCGAATCTTCCCCCACTTTCCCCCACCTTTGTAACTACATAGGGGACGTGGTTAGCGGCGGAAAGATTGTGTATGGGGGCGGTTGCCTGCAATCGTCCACAGCGCCGCCTGTGAGCGCGGACCAATCACACACCCTCTCCCGCCTCCAGAAAAATCCTAGTGTAGTTCCGCCCCCTCCGCAACCCCCCGTATTTTCCACAGGCCAGGCCGTCCCTAGCCTGGTAGGGGATGACGTACGTGGACGATCCCAGCCTGCTGGACCCGGAGGACGAAGACCTGGCCCCCGGTGACGAGGGCCTCTCCGAAGACCTGGCCCAGTACGCGCCACCGGTCCTGGATCCGGCCCAGCAGGGGTTTGTGAATGGCCTTGTGGATAAGGTGTGGGACTTCACGGTCATGTTCTCCGGGGTCACCATGTTCCCCTACCAGGAGGCCCTGGGCCGGCGCATCATCGAGAGCGTCATCAGCGGAGATGGGGCTACTATTACTGGCTGTCTGAGCCGCCAGAGCGGTAAGACAGAGGTCGTCGCCAACGTGGCGGCGAGCCTCATGGTGCTGCTGCCGCGCCTGGCGACCATCTTCCCGGAGTTTGAGCCGCTCCAAAAGTTCTCTAAGGGGGTCATGGTCGGATGCTTCGCTCCGGTTGAGCAACAGGTGGAGACTCTGTTTGGACGTGTGGTGGACCGTCTGACTTCTGAGCGTGCCCTGGAACTCCTGGAGGATCCTGAGATCGATGACGTGGTACGACCAGGATCGCGGAAGGTGCGCCTGAAAAAATGCCAGTCGTTTTGCGCCATGCAGACGGCCAACCCTCGTGCCAAGATCGAGAGCAAGTCCTACCACATCATCTTTGTGGACGAATCCCAGTCGGTGGACGAGTACGTTTTGAATAAATCCATCACCCCGATGGGTGCGTTTTATCTCGCAACTATGGTCATGACCGGCACTCCTGACATCGTCAAGGGGGTGTTTTTCAAAACGATTCAGCACAACCGTCGCCAGGAACTACGCCGGGGTGCGAAGAAAAACCACTTCCTGTTCGACTGGAAGTACTGTGCCCGATTTAACAAAAACTACGCGGCCTACATCCACGGCGAGGCCCAGCGGATCGGAGAGGACAGCGATGAGTTCCGGCTCAACTACCGGCTGGAGTGGCTCCTGGAACGAGGGATGCTCATCACCGAGACCCGAATGGATGAACTCGGTGACCCAACCATGCCCATCGTCCAGAGCTACTGGCGCTCCCCCCTGGTGGCCGGCATCGACTTCGCCAGGCGCATGGATTCCACCGTGGCTACCGTGGTATGGGTTGATTGGGACAGACCGGATGAGCTTGGCCTCTACGACCATCGCATCCTGAACTGGCTGGAGATGCACGGGGAGGAGTGGGAAGACCAGTACTGGCGGATCGTGGACTTCTTCTCCAACTACTCCATCGTGGCCTGCGGGGTGGACGCCCAGGGCGTGGGCGACGTGGCCGCTGACCGGCTCAAACGCCTCCTGCCCCGGATCCAGGTGGAGCCGCTCTCCTCCCAGATCCAGGATCAATCCGCCCGGTGGAAGCACCTGCAACAGCTATTGCAGCGGGGCCTCATGTCCTGGCCGGCGCATCCCAGGGCCAAACGCACCAAGACCTGGCGGCGGTTCCGCCAGCAGATGGTGGACGTGGAGAAGACCTACAAGGGCGCTCATCTTGTCGTCGCCGCCCCCAACGAGGCCGGCGTGCATGACGACTACGTGGACTCCCTGTCCTGCGCCACCATCATGTCCCAGGTGTTGATGGTGCCTGAGGTGGAGATGCAGGCGACACCGTGGGCGTCGTCGGTTCGTCGGGCGAGGACGGTTCGGCCCCGGCAGCGGAGTCGGACAGCATAGTTGCGCTGTCGTTGCCGGTAGCTCGTTGCATCGAGGTCCGGTGCGCCCAAGCAGCGGCATCGCTCATGTGTTCAGGGTACTAGGGGTGTCACAGGGGCGCGCCGGCACCCTCACTAGCCTTGAACTCAACCCGACACGGGAGGAATCGCTATGTCTCTTGGCCCTGAGCCACAGTTCCCGGAGCGGGGACGCTACGCCTACGACGAGACCATGGGACCGAATGCCCCAGGTGGGCGCGGCCCCCTGCGCTTTGAGGAGGGCCTGGGCACTGACACCGACATCCCCAACGACTTCCAGCAAGGGATGCTTGAGTTCATGGTGTCCGCTCCTGGGCGGATCAACCACGTCGATCCGGCCACGCAGTTCAAGTACCCGGAGCAGACCATGCAGGAGCGCGCCCACGTCGGTTCGGCAGCCTGGATCGACGCCCCCACAATGCTGGGTGAGTTCGCTCATGGCAGCTTCACTGACCAGGCTGAGGTGCGCTACGAGGAGGTCGTACGCTCGGGCGGTATCCAGAAGCGCCGTGCCCCCGAAGTCATCACTGACTGAGATGGCCCTGGACGAGAGCCGGAAGGTCCGCATCCTGGCTCACGCCGTCCAGCATTACGGCGCGAACCCGGAGGACGCCAAGGCTGCCCTGGAGGATCCGGGTGTGGGCTGGGACGAACGGCAAAGCGACAGAACATTGGGCCAGGCCACGGCGCTCTACGCCAACACCAAGGGAGGCCGACATGGCCGGTAACAAGCGGGCCAAGCGCGACCTCGCCAAGCGTCAGAAGAAGGGTGACTACAGCGGCGGGGCTGAAGCCATCATGTCCACCTACGGGAACAAGCGGCTGCGCCAAACCCGTGGTGACCGGGAGGGTGGTCCCACGGGGTACTCGGAGGCAGAGGAGTATGGGGTGACACCGCTGGGCCGTGACCCCCAGGCGAACTACGTGCAGGATCTCCACCACGACCGCCGCCAGGAAGGCCGGCGGGATAGGCCCATGTGATGGACAAGACCGCCAACTTCCTTCAGGCCATGAGTTCCAGCCGGGGTGAGTCCACCGCCGACACTCACGCCGCTATGCCAGCGGGTCCGGTCAGGCGCGGCCCGACAGGGACGAGTCTCATAGGCGCAACGTGCCAGGGATGTGGCAAGGACATCGTGCGTGGTAAGGGAGCCTGGCGACATTCCACCTGGGGTAAGTCATGACCGCCGTCGACAACTCCCGGCCTGACCTCTTCACCGACCGCCGGTCGCAGAAGAAGACGCCCAGGGAGGGCACCAAGGCCCACGCTCAGATGCTGGAGCGCCAGGCCAAACAGGCCGCGTCAGCAGAAGAGTGGCAGCGTGGCACCGAGAAAGCGGTCCAGCAGCGCAAGGACTGGGAGGCCAGCCCTCAGGGTCAGGAGCGCATGAAGGACGTGGTGGACTACGCCACAGAGCAGCACAACAAGCTGGCGCGCCAGCGCCCGGAGCTTGGCCTCAAGGTGCAGGACCGGTTGAAGATCACGCCGGCCCAGGCGTACGAGCATTACGGCTTCGGTGAGCATCACGGTCGGGGTAAGTCCACCATGGATCAGACCCAGCTTCCTGGTATGGAGGATCCCCAGGCCCTGCCCCGGCCCAAGCAATGGGAGGAGTACAGCCCAGAGGAACAACAGCAGACCCTGGAAGAGGTTAGGCACCATGCCGGCGTGGGCATCGAGGAGATGCAGAAGTCCTTCGGTGCCCAGCTTGACCAGGGTTATCTGCGGGCGCGCCAGGCTGAGGGACCGGAGGGGATGCAGCGGTCGGAGGAGACCAAGCGTGAGCCTTACGCCCAGGACTTCTACGTCCATGGTGAGCCGGCGCAGAAGATCCATGGCACGGCAGAGCGTCATGGTGTTTCCATAGGTCTGGCGGCGGCGGTCAACGCCGACACGTCACCTCAGATGACGTTCTCCCATGTGCCGAAGACTGGCCCGAACAAAGGCATCCGGTCTTTCCCTAACGCTGAGCTTGCTGACCACATCATCAAGCACATCGCTGGTGGCGGCACACCGGAGACCTACACCAAGGGTGAGAAGGGTGCGCCTGGGTCGCTGGAGGGCAAGGCCCGCAGCCAGACCGACATCAATATCGCCAAGGGAGCGCAGCGCGCCCAGCAAGTTATCCACGAGGGCAAGACCGTGCGTGAGACCTTTGCCGGCACCACGGGCGGGACTGGGTTCGGTCCCAAGACCGGGGCCTATCACAATGCCTGGTTGGGTGGCTCGCCCCAGTTCTTCGTGTCTGACATCCACTCCGGTGGCGGTGGCATGCTGCCCCACCAAAGCACATCGAAGGCCGGCAGTGATAAGTCGGAGCGGGAGAAGACCATCGAGGCTACTTCTCGGGTAGCCAAGACCATCCCACGGGCTGGCTTCCATGCCATGGCTGACTATGCGGCGCGCCAGGCCATGAAGGAACGGGGCCTGACTCATATCGAGCAGGCCCAGGCGGTGCAGTGGGGTGAGGAGCAGATCCAGCGCGGTGGTGAAGTGGGCCGGGGCAACTTCCCCAGTGCAGCGCAGGCGCACCCGGAGCGGGAGGCGTCGAATCCTCGTCAGTTTGGGTTCTCAACCGGGCCAGGAACCACCGCACATGAGGAAGCACCGAAGGTGAAGCGGAAGCGTGGCGGTCAGCCCAAGCCGAAGCCACCGCCTGAACAAGGGAGCCTGTTCTGATGACCGTCCACGACTACAAGACCCATGGTGTCAACTTCGACTACATGGACGTCCAGACCGTCTGGAATGACCGGCGTGACCCTCACGCCAACCCGTTGTCGACCTTGCCCAGGCGAGAGGGCGCACGTCCGTCCCCCAGTCAACTGCATGACATGGTGGAGAAGATCTACCGGGGCAAGCCCAGCGGTCGCGTTGGCGACGAGTAGTGCCCCCACCGCCCACCATCCTGGCGTCATCGGTCCTCAGTCAACGGGTCAAGCCCCGCCACGCGGCCATCGCCACCCAGTCCGAGACCAAGCAGCTTGTCAAGCAGGCCGTAGCTCGCCAGTTGAAGCAGCAACAGCGTCGCCGGCTGCCCATGACCGCTGAGCAGTTCTCTCGGCAGATGAAGCAGCGGGGGAGGTGATGCAACAGGATGTCTATTCAGTTCCAGTCCCCCAGCTATAGAGCAGCGTCGTCAGACCTGACGATCCAGATCAGCCCTCTGGGTCTGGTGGAGCTAGCGGACGAAGAGTTTGAGGTACACGGTCCTCGACTCAATCGCTATGCCATGAACTGGGCATTCTATTGACCTGGGTTATCACTGGGCACAGCGCCCTGACCTAGGTGATCCGCAACTCACGTTTAACTGGACGAGGGCGCTTTCAGATTTTACAACCAACTTTGTTTTTGGCAAAGGTGTGGGGTTCCGCTCGCCTGATGCCACCGCAGCCATTGTGCCCACTCGGTTGCAACGTATCTGGGAGGTAGATAACAAGAAGGATTCCCTTCTCTGGGAGATGGGATCCATGGGATCGGTCACTGGCGACTGCTTCGTCAAGGTGGCCTACGAGGAGCCATGGGTGGACCCTTCTGGGATGCCGCATCCTGGAAGGGTCCGCATCCTTCCCCTAAATAGTGCCTACTGCTTCCCGGAATGGCACCCCCACGACCGCAAGAGATTGATCCGTTTTAAACTCAAGTACAGATTTTGGGGGACCACTCAAGAGGGAACGAGGCAGGTATTTACCTACACGGAGCTATTGACTGAAGAACGCATCGAGGAGTACGTCAACGACGAACTTATAGATGCCAGGGAGAACCCGTTAGGTGAGATCCCAATCGTCCACATAAGCAATCTTCCCATAGCGTCTTCGCCTTGGGGGATGCCCGACATACAGGACGTGACACCGCTCAATAGGCAGTACAACGAAACGGCCACGGACATCGCTGACATCGTGAACTACCATGCGGCCCCGGTTACGGTCGTCATTGGGGCACGAGCCAGCAACCTGGAGAAGGGGACACATCAGACGTGGAGCGTGCCGAACAAGGACGCTCGCGTGGAGAACCTGCTCTTCGATCCACGAGGCATCGAGCAGGCCATCAAGCTGCTGGAAGTTCTGAAGAGCGCCATGCATGAGATGACCGGTGTGCCGAAGACCGCACTGGGCGAGGAGCAGGCCATCTCCAATACGTCAGGCGTGGCCCTGGCGATCCAGTACCAGCCCCTCATGAATAGGTTCCACCTGAAGTCCACCCAGTACGGAGAAGGCTTCGCTGAGGTCAACCGCCTGGCGCTGCGGACCTTGTTCATGAAGGAGCCAGAGACCCTCACCTGGAATGACACCTGGGATCCGCCTCTCCGGGATGACTCCCTGCCGATGCTGGATCCCATGGATCCGGTGTCCTACGAGAACACGGTCCACTTCCAGCCGCCCCTGCCGGTCGACAAGCTGATCCTGCTCAATGAGATCCAGGTCAAGATGGCGCTGGGCCTGGAGTCGAAGCGGGGTGCGCTCCAGGAACTGGGGGAGGAGTTCCCCGACGAGAAGCTCCAGGAACTGTTCAAGGAGTTGCTGGACGACGCGGAGCAACAGGCTGCCCTGGAGTTCCTCAAGGCCCAGGTCGCCTCCCTCATCGTCAACATGACCGGCATGGTCAGCCCAGAAGGCCCCCAGCCAATGCCCCCACCCCCACAGAACGGTGGAGGCAACGGCAAGTCCAATGGCGGCGGATCCAACGGGGGTGGCGTGAAGTCGGCGGGTGGTCCGCAGGTAAACACTGCGCCCACCGCGAAAATCGCCAGTGCCCCTGGACTCGACCTCAAGGACAACGCAGACGTGCAGAAGATGTTCCAGAGGATCGTCACCCTCGCCCACGGCACCAAGATCCCACAGCGCCGAGTACCAGAAGAAGACGAGAGCTAAGGAGTAACGCCAGGAGATGTCCGACGTCCAAGACCCCACGCAGGCCCAAGGCGACGCCCAGCCGCCTGATGATGGCACCACCATCACCGTCCCTGTTGCCCCGCCGGCAGAGACACCGCCCACCAGTGGCCCTCGCCAGCAGCGCTCTGGCGGCGAGCCGCCGCAGGCGTTCACCCAGGAAGATGTCGAGCGTATTCGCCAGGAAGAGCGTCAAAGGGTACTGGCAGAGCAGGCGCGTGCCGACACGCTGGAGAACGAACTGGCTCAGTACAGAAAAGCTGAGGAAGATCGAAAGTCAGCCGAAGCCAAGACCCAACGTGAAGCTGACCGGGCAGCGAAGAAAAAGCAGGAAGAAGAGATGGAACTCCGCGACCTGATCCAGAAGAAGGATCAGGAGTGGGAGCAGCGTCTGGCTGAGGAAAGGGCTGAGCGGGAAAAAGCCTTTGCCTTATTGGAGCAAGAGCGCCATCACGCCTCTCTTCAGACCTACCTGGCTCAGCGCATGGCCGAACACAGTGAGGAAATATCGCCCGAACTTCGTGACCTTGTCTCCGGTAGTACGGAGCAGGAGATCGATGCTTCGATCCAGCTTCTCATCCAAAAATCCGCCTTGATTCAGCAGAATGCTGTGTCAGCGATGCGGAACATCAACGCCGGCAGACCCATGGCTGGTGTTACCGCGCCCCCAGTCGGTCCCATGGAATCGGCTGGGACTACACGCACGTATACGGCGGATGAACTCAAGGCAATGACCCCGGAAGAATATGCTGCTGAACGGGAGCAACTGCTACGTGCAGCCTCTCAAAGCCGTCGAGGACAGTAGAGGTAGTACCCAAAATCAGGAGGTTGGCAAGTGCCATCCAGCATCACAGGAACCCCGCTGCTGAGTGCCAGCCCCACGGGCTACCCAGGGACGAACTCTCAGCTATCCCCGGCCATCCAGGTCATCTGGAGCAAGGAGATCTTGTTCCAGAGCATGCCCGTACTGCGTTTCGAGCAGTTTGCTGTCAAAAAGACGGAGTTGGGTGTACAACCTGGCCTTCAAGTGAACTTCATGCGTTATAATAACCTTGGAGACGCGAGCCAACTCGTTGAAGGTGTTCGCATGCAGACCGCCGCGCTGACGGCCTCCCAGTACGCCATCACGGTGGCTGAGCAGGGCTATGCGGTGGCTGTGAGCGAGCTTCTGCTCAACGCCAGCTTTGATGACGTCATGGCGTCCTCCAGCCGGCTCCTGGGCCGCAACATGGCGAAGTACCTGGACGGCAGCGCCAGGGACACGCTGTACCAGGCGTCCAGTGCCATCTTCGGCTACGCCCTGCCGACTGGTGCCATCACTCCGATCAGCCCGTATGACCAGGGCACGGTGGCGGCGAACTACGCCGCTCTGGCCGGCACCCAGTACATGTCGGTGAACGTGAGCAAGGACGCAGTCGAGACCCTCGCCACCAAGAACGTGCCGCGCATCGGTGAGACCTACGTCGCCTTCATCGACCCTCACCAGTCTAGAAGGCTACGAGATAACCCAGAGTTCATCGAAATGACCAAGTACGCTGCTGCGGGAAACTTCATGATAGGCGAGATAGGTCGTCTAAATGACGTGGTATACATCGAGACAACCCAGATCCGGCAGTACGCCCCTGGTGCTGGGCCGGCTGGTGGCACGGGCCAGGGCAACGCTGGCGTCACTCACGGGGCCATGTACCTGGGTGACAACGCCTTCGGGCACGCCATCGCTCTCCCCGTTGAGCTTCGCGACGGCGGCGTCCTCGACTTCGGACGTGAACACGCGTTGTGCTGGTACGCGATCTGGGGATTCGGCCTGATCACCGACCAGTCGGTCGTGATCGCCTGGACGAACTGACAGGTGCCCAGAGGAACACAGCGCGGTGACTTCACTGGGTCA